TAATACTGAATTAAAATCAATACTTTTGGATGATAGGAATCGCTAGGATTCTGGATCGTCTTGTTTGTTCAGGAATCAAGGAAATATTGGAGAGAAATTGGTACCTCTCCCCGCAAGTTTCCCAAGGTCAGGGGAACCTCTACGACTGTCTGAAGGATGGTTTGAATGTAAACCCTATAGGTTTTCATTTTCCATTCCTCAACACCATTCCACTCAAAGAGAGAGAATGGGCCGTGGAGGCCATATGCCGGTTCTACCGAGCATATTTTCGTGCCTTGCATATTTGCTTCCCGAAATTGGAGGTAGATGTGCTTAACATTGATTTGAGCTGTGGGTTATACATTTCTGACGTTGGAGGTCTAGTCAGGCTTCTAAAAGATTTATGTGTAGCTCCTTTATCTTATCGCTTTCGCAGCACAGATGTTTTCTTCAATCCCTTTTTCGGTTCCGGAAATAGGTATTTGAAAACAGCCGTACGCCGCGGAAACGCCAGATCAATGTTGTTTTGCAATACGGCCTTGCAGCTGAAGAGATGCTGTCCTAAAGTACCTAGTTGGTTTATCAATTCTCAATTGATTAAACACCAGGAACGGATGGAAAGTACACCTCGGCAGTCGCAGGCCTTTATCTCAAATGTGATTCGCTCTTTGGAACCTTATTTGTTGGAGGCGAAGCTTTATGGTTCATATGAAATGGACCTTGATGCGAACGTCTCTAATATCAGTTCCCGTGCAACCATTGAAGTACCGGGCTATCAAGGAGGCGGTTTCTCTTATTATCAACACTTCGAAGGAGATGTTGACAAGAATGGAAATTTCCGCCCTGTTGTCCGGCATTGGGACGTTACAGACACAGGTGTCGTCACGTACCTTGCTCCAATGTTCCCCACTCAGTCGATGTTATTGACAGAGTTGAAGGATATTCTTTCCGATGGTGTGCCTCTCCGGAAAGTTGTTGGCATAGAAGAGCCCCTTAAAGTAAGAGTCATTACCGTAGGCCATGCCTGCGAGACTAACCTGTGGGCTAGTTTCCAGAAGTTTACGACTAAACGTTTGTCTAGACTTCCAGAGATTACCTCAGGAAAGGCCTCTATCAGTGATGATGGAGTCCCGTCTGACTTTTGCTCGAGGGATTTCGACTCTATGGACCGTATATTTCAATTGTATACCGATTTAGGATATGAACCCGTGGTGGTTTCTGACGATGCGTCAGCCGCTACAGATTCAGTCTCACCTGAGCTTTCAGCTCGGGTGTCGGATATGATTTGGAAAAACACCAGTCCAGGTCGAATCGAATCGCAAAGCTCGTGGTTGGGGGAGTTAGAATACCCTCGAGGTCCTACGGGAGTGATCCAGAAGAACGGGCAATTGATGGGTGATCGACGAAGTTTCGTCACACTCAATCTATTGCATCTGGGCGCTACACGCGCCTTCCTAGACAGTAAAGGTCTGGGCCGTGGGTTCGTACGAATCAACGGAGATGACAAAATTGTCGTTCTTCCGCGACGATATGTCGAGGATTACTTCGCTTACATGTCTGAATTGTGGGAGATCAATTTGACGAAGACTTATGTCGACGCCAGATATTTCTCTTTTAATTCTAAACTGTGGGACCGGAAGAATAGGGTTCAAGTTCCGATTCTCCGATTCGCAATGTGCGACGGAATCGATAAGAACGGGGACAAGTCAGTGGATCCAAGATTATGGAATCGGATCAAAGCTGACTGTCCACCATTCGCCAGAAAGGAAATGTTCAACTTCTTTAATAGTTGTCCTATCTGGCGACCTATTCTCCAACGAGCTTCAAAATTTGAGATTAATTGGTTTCTACCTGAAATTTGTGGTGGCCTTGGTTTGCGCACTCCGGAGGGAGACCAAGCCCGGGTTACACCGCTACAGCGTACTATGGTTTTGCAGACCGCCTCGGAAGAGCGCGATTACAAACTGAAGTATGCGTCCTCGAAGACGTGGACCTCTCGACCATTGACTATTACCTATCCACAACAGGTGGGTGACAAGTCTTGGTCAGCTAAGCAAGAGGCTCCAGTCCCTAAACAGGTCAAACCTGATAATGGGCCTTTGAAGATCCGATTTCCGAAGAAACCAGGATTTCGTAGTTGGAGGGATTGTAGCGATGAAATTGACGTCCTCTGGGAAACTGGGCGTCATTTTTGTCGTGTTGGTGGGTGTGAATTATGTTTACAAGGAATTGAGACAAAAAATCAATTTCTTTCCCACCAGGCGCAAGTTAGTAACAGCGAGCCGTTACCTCCCGAATTTTAACTATGAATTCCAAAAGAATAGAATCACTGAAGAAAAACAATGACAAGACCTCGGAAGACGCTTTTATTAAAGCGGCTTCTGAGGTGCGTGCCTCGGCATCCAAACAGCTTCTCAATTTTGTGCAGCATGTCGTCGATCCAAAGAGGAACCCTCCTGCTCCTCGCCCTCAGAGTTCCGTAACATCTGGGGGGCATGTTCAACTACTTCCTATGAAGTCAGTGAATGTGTTAGAGGTTGGGTCCCTCGGTATTGGCTTTGCCATTATCGACCCTTCGGGATGCGCCGGTTGTCAAGACCGCGCTCTCGGAATTGCGACGACCGCCTCTTTCGGAGGTGGTACTGCCACAACTCTTCCCTTTTCGAATGTTGCTTCGCACCCCGCGTTTTATCCAAGTATGACTGGATTTACCGGGGCGGCGTTGACAAACAACACTGGGTTGAAATTCTCCGCACAAGTTAACGCGTGTGGAGTCTATTTGAAACCAACTGGTTCGGCTGTGAATCAAGATGGAATGGTTTACCTCTTGGAGGTTCCTCTTCATCCCCAAATGATTACGAGTTCATTAACTATCGGCAACGTCATGTCCCATAAAAGGACACGGTCGATTGCAGGAAATCAGGTCGGTACACCCGGCTTCGATAACGTTTTGAACTATCACCCTCAACCTTCGCTTGCTGGTCAGCATGAAGAAGAATTCCAGGTTCCTACTGGAAGTTCTTCTCAAACTAACCACATGTCGTTGGTCGTGATTGTTACGGGCACAGTCGGTGCCACCTATTCACTTGAAGTGTATGGGTCTTGGTCTGTTAAAGGTGAAACCACCCAAGCAGACATTCCTGTTTACACTGATGTGTTAGGCGCGCAGGCCTTCCAAAACGCGATGCTTGCTAAACGTATTTCCGGCTGGGTAGGAAACCCACGGATTGCGATGCAAGCCTATCATCTAGCCCTCGGTCTTGCTTACCACAAGGTCAAGCCGATTGAGCTGAAGGAGCGTGATGAGGCAAAGGCGGTCCTCGAGGCGGAGAAGTCAAAAAAGACTTCTTCGTACTCTTGGCTGCACGATGCTATCAGAATTGGAAGACCAATTGTTAAAGAGCTTGCTGGCTTCTTTCTTTGATGTCAGCATTTTCTTCAGTGGTCAAACTTAGGCACGAAACTTGACTACTCATCCCCTCTCGTACGAGAGGGGGTAAAACCTCTTCCTACCCGGCGACTAAAAAGTCTTATACATTAAGCGTGGCTTTGTATAACTCATCAGTCGGGTTCCCTTGCCTTGCGTCTTTTAACCGTTTTAAGTAACGATTCGCATGTTGGCACACCCTGAAAAGAGAGATTCATCTAATTTCCTTTGAGCAATTCTTGTGAAGAAGAACTCAGAGGCCTTTGGAAAATCTCTCTAGTGAAGGAAGGGACACACTGGTTGTGTGGGAGGGGTCCGTGACCCGGAA